ACTCACCTGCTTTGGGTTTACCTGCTGTAGAAGCACCCTGCTCACCAAAGCGGATCATCTTAATTTCAGATCCTTCTTTGGCTAGTACTACATGAGATTTGCTAGGGTGCTTTGGGGTACGCTTAGGTTTGTTGTAACCTGAGAATGTTTCACCCCTGTATTCAATGCTCATGGCGCAGTAGGCCAAGTAATGGTTGTGGGGAAGTCTGCTTGTGCCGGCAGATTCCGCAATAAAGTTCGGTACGCTGTCATTTCAGTAGTCATGGTCACATCAGAGTTTGCCGTCCAATCCGTAGCAGCTAGTAGATCATTGCGTTCTTGTCTAGCCTCTGTTGCTGCACGATCATCTGCCCCTGCTGCCCATGCTGCATCTTCTAAGTCACGGGCTGTCTCTTCTTCTGCTGTGAAAGGCACGTTTCCGTTAATTGTTGCCGAATATCTAGCCATTATTTTACTACTCCATATATTTTAAAAACTCCATGAAAATCATCTGTTGATTTAAATCTTAATCTTGTAATTGCAACAGTAGTATTTTCACGACACCCTGCACCAGCCATGTATTTAACTGTACTCATTTTTGATACACCATTCCACATTACTACTGTTTCATGGTCAGTGCTTAATGGCTTAAATATAGTTATTTCAGAATAACTTTTATCTGTTAGATACGTTGAAACTCTATCTCCCATAGCTTGAAGAATTTGCATATGCGTAGTGCCGTTATGGTTTATACCAAAATAATTAGCACTATTTGAGGCTATGAATGTTGACGTAAATTCATATGAGCTATCAAAAAAGTAATCACTTGGCCCATATTGTAACTGTAGCGGTTGGTTGCTACCTTTCCCTTGAACATCACTTGCAAAAACTTTATAAACATCGTAAGTAGAAGAAAACAAACCACTAATAATAACATTTGAAACCTCGTCAGCAGTTACTGTACCAAGAAGCACTAAATTGCCAGATGAAATTTCTACTGGTCTGGGTAACGCATTTAACAACAGGCTTGTCGCTGATACCGCTTCACCAGCAAGTACCGATGGTGTGCCAGCAGTGGTAGAAAAAGTACCATTTGTTTGAACGTAGTAAGACGAGCCAGCCGTAAGGCTAGTTTGATTATCGCTAATGCCACCTCTCAGCATGATGGATGCTGTCTGACCATCAGTGTACGCTGCTGTTGCAGTGCCTAAGAAGTTAGTTGCTGTGAGGTTTGTTAGTGACTTTGTTGCTGCTATTTGGGAAGAAATTGCAGCACCATGAAAAGTTCCTGCTGTTCCACCCCCTGCTGTACGCTTTGAAAATACAACTACAAATACTCCAGCCTCACTGTCAAAACTGGAGGAACTATTAGTAATTCCAGCATCTAAATATACAGCAGAGGTAGCAAAGCTTACCGAAGTTCCATTAAAAGTTCCTAAAGCCACTTTGCCTTGTGTTGTGCCATTTTTATAATTTATTATAAATTTAGTCGCAGTGTTTTTATCCCACGATATGTCGTAGTAACCACCCGAAGTAGCATCTATTGATTCCCATGTGACTGCGGAATTAAAGCTTACTGAGGTTCCACTCACAGTGCCGACTTTTATTAAAGAAGCAATAGCACTATCTTCACGATATGTCACAATAAATTTGGAGGCGGTATTTGGGTCAAAATCACAACGAACATAAGCGGCTGTACTACTGCTAAATTCAACGGCAGTACCAAAGCTTATTGAAGTCCCACTGACAGAACCGACTAATGCCTTGCCTTTGCTACTATCATCATCTGCACGACAACAAACAATAAACTTATTAGCAGTTTGAGCGTCAAAAGAAACGTCTAAAGAGCTAGTACCACCATTATTAAATATGACTGCGCTGCCAAAGCTAACAGAACTACCGCTAATGGTTCCTACATAAGCCTCACCCTTGTTGCTGTTACCTTCATTTCTTGCACAAACAACAAACTTATTGTTGGTACTAGGGTCAAACGCAAATCTAACTTGCTGCACTTCACCACTAGCCCAAGTTACTGCGCTTCCTAAAGTTACTGACGTTCCGCTTACTACACCTATTCTGCAAGTTCCATAACCATTGCCACCAATTCCATAATTTATTGCAAACTTGTTGGCGTTATTTGGATCATAAGCGACTTGAATGTATGTAGTCACTGAACTAGCAAACACAACCTCTGTACCAAAAGTTAATGATGAACCAACTCGCGTACCTATGCAGAGTTGACCAACACCACCCTCTTTCCACGCCACAACAAATTTGCCCTGAGTGTTAGGGTCAAAAGAAATAGATACAAGTTCATCACAGCCACCTGCATTAAATACAGACAGTGCGCCCTCTGGTATGGCTTGAGAAACGGCTGTAGGCACAAAGCCAGCAGCAGTGACAGTCCCATTACTATTTAGAATCACTGGCTTACCATTTGGCAACGTACCACTGGCTACAAAATCCTCTGCACCTCCTGCTGGTAGGTTAGTTAGGTTAGCTGCCGATCCGTCTGGTGCGAGTACGTCTGTGCCAATAGCCACGCCTAACGCTGTCCTAGCTGCTCCTGCCGAACTTGCGCCCGTACCGCCTTTAGCAATCTCAAGATCAGCACCAGTGAAGTTTGCATTTGTTACATCACCTGTAACTAACACATCAGTACCACCACGTTGTAGTGTGCCAGTGAAGTTAGCGTTAGCATCTAGCTTGGCTGTATCTGCATCATGTGCTTGTACAGTAGTGCCAATGTCCCCATCGACCATGATTGCAGAATCAAATGCTTGTACATCAGAACCAATGGCTAGACCAAGGGCAGTTCGTGCAGCACCTGCTGTGCTTGCGCCAGTACCGCCTTTTGCAATGTCTAAATCCGCACCAGTAAAATTGGCGTTAGTAACATCCCCATCAACCAATACAGTACGTAGAGTCTCTACTATGTCTCTTGCTTTACTCATATTAGGACTCCCTTAAGGTGCTGTGGGCCATGTGATTGCAGAAGGGAAGTTCTCCTGATCTGGCACTGAGCGTAGATCAGATCGGTATGTTGTCATGTCACTTGTCATAACCACATCACTCAAAGCGTAGAAGTCTGTAGCTGCGAGTAATCCATCACGCTTCTCACGGGCTGCTGCTGCCACTTTTGCTGTCTCACTTGCGGTGAAAGCAGCTTCATTGTCGGCTTTGCTTGTGACTACACCATCATCATCTGTCGTGTCTGCAAACTTGTCTACAACCTCCCACCCTTCTACCCAGTTGTTCAGCGAGTCTTGCACTGGGGCAACGGAGTTAACTTGCTCTAGTGCTGTACAGCTAGGCTGTGGTGCTGCGAGTACAGGGTCTACGTTTAGGTGAGTACAAACGTCTGCGTCCCACACTCTTGGGAATGAAGTGTTGCTATTAGCTCGACGGATTTCGCCTTGAGTGCTAACGACACCTGTTGTTTTGTTTCTATAGTTCATAGTTGATTGTTCCTATGCAATTGCGTAAAAGATGTAAGTGCCAGAAGACACGTTGATGTTACTGGCAGAGACTTGATTCACAATAAATCCAGAGTTATGTGGGTCTACTGAGTCGTCGTTAGTTACTTGTGCGGATGTAGTGTTTAGGGATAAGTAAGGGTCGTTACCTGACACAATGCCTCTTACTGAGTCCCAAACATACCAATCTCCTGTAGTGTCAGTTCGCTTGATTAGGATGTACCTACTTCCCGCAGAAAACCCACATGAAATTGTCTGGCTAGAGCCGTTGCCAGTGTAGCCACCAACTTTACTGATACCAGCTAGTGTGGAAAAAAGGAGTGCTATGTAACCTCTTGATGAATAGTTTACTTGAGAGGATGCTGATACGGTAAAATTACTGTCTGTAGGAGCTGTGTCGGCCCAAGAAGATGTGGTAGCAGTAGCATCAGTGGCGTTGAGTTTTAGAAAATAACCTTCTGGGGTTGTGCCTCCGTTGTTATCCTTATGATATACATTCCAATGTCTGGTTCCAGAACCATAGCGTTCTTTTACCCATATCATTTCTGGAATTACAGATAACGAATGTGCCACAGTCCTTCCAGATGTTGAGTTGCCAGAATAACAAACCGCATCCATGAAGCCTTTTGCTCGTTTCCACATATTAGCTATGTATAACGGCCCTTGCGACCCTACATGATAACCAATATTTGAATCAAATTCGTTTACCCCCGTATCAGCCTGTGCCTCTGTTAATTGTGTTCTCAGTCTATACGGCCCCATTAGCCTTGTCATAACATCATGGTTACCACCAGATGTGTCATGGGTTATAGCAAAATCCACAGGAAAACCAGAGTCAAATTCCATGACAGTAGACGAGCCACTTGC